TAGAGGTATGGGGTCAATGAAACAAGTTAATGGCAAAAATGTTATTAACTCTGACTTCTATCTCGCAACGGCAGCTGATATAGTTGCAGACCCATCGGCACCTGACGCCTTCGTTGAAGGCATAATGGAAGGTAAAGAATGGTTATGGGACAATGGAGTACTGAAGAGTATGGAAATTGAAAAATATAAACAAGTAATAGAGAATACTCAAAGACGAGAACTCGCTGAAGTAAAAGCGAGAGTTTTCAAAGACTTTTTATCTAAAATTTAAGTTGTTGCGTATATACGCGGACTGTAAATCCTAGGGTTTATAAATAGTTTTATTACAATTTAAATTTGCAAATGTAAATTAATAAGGAGAGACCCTATGTCTGATACTGAAATACAAGAAGTAGAGACAGTAGAAACAGAAATTCAAGAGGATGCTAACGCACCGAAGAAAAATGCTGTTGCTGCTGAGAAATCTCCACTTTCTAACGAAGCTGAAGACCTTGGTGCTGCTGTTGTCAAACCTGACGACTCACGCAAAGGACCATCTGACGCTGGTAATAAATCAAAAAAGGTAGAAGATCAGGTCAATAAAGACGCTAATGACGGCACTAATCCTGCAGGTCAAGGCGATTTTAAACCCGGTAAGAGTTTAAAAGAAGAAGAAGTTGAATCAGATGACGAAGTTGTCGCTGAAGATACGGAAGCTGAAGATGTTATTGATCTATCTAAAGATGTTGAGGCTCTAGTTTCTGCTGACGCTGACTTGTCTGAAGAATTTAAAGAGAAGGCTGCGACTATATTTGAAACTGCTGTCAAAACACGCCTTGCAGAAAAAGGAAAAGAAATCCAAGCGAAAGCGGATAAAGAAGTAGACGAAAAAGTGTCTGCTGTCAAAGAAGAGTTAGTTGAAAAAGTTGATTCATACTTAAACTATGTAGTTGAAGAGTGGATTAAAGACAACAAACTTGCTATTGATAAAGGTATCCGTTCAGAAATCGCTGAAGATTTTATTTCTGGACTAAAGACTTTATTCAAAGAACATTATATTGATGTTCCTGAAGAAAAATATGATGTCTTGGAAGCTATGGCTCAAGAAAAAGAAGAATTAGAGAAAAAATTAAACGAAGAGATTGCTAAGAATGTTGAAATTTCTAAGTCAAACTTATCGTTCTCTAAGGAAAAAATCTTTTCTGAAGCATCCGATGGACTTGCTGATACTGACGCTGAAAAGCTGAAAGATTTAGCAGAGAATATCGAATTCAAAGACGAACAAGATTTTAGTAAGAAATTAGATACTATTAAAGAATCTTATTTCCCTAAAAACAATAGTGAACCAACCGCTTCGAAAGAAGATGTTGATTCCGTGGTCGGTGACGCCAATCTAACGACTGGTAGTAATGAAGCTATGGCTGCTTACACCGCCGCAATTTCTAATACACTTACTAAAGTTAAAGTTTAACTTGGTAAGGGTGTAATTTTTTTAATAAAGAGGAGAGAAACAATGTTTCAAACTGAAAATTTACAAGAAAAATGGCAGCCAGTACTAGAACATCCTGATCTTGCTGAGATCAAAGATAGTTATAGAAAAGCTGTTACCACAGTTGTATTAGAGAACCAAGAAAAAGCGATGAGAGAGGACAACCTAATGGAGGCTGCACCTACTAACAATATTTCCGGCGGAAATATCGGTGGTGGTGTCAATGCTGGTTGGGACCCAATCTTAATATCGCTTATTCGTAGGGCTCTACCTAATATGATTGCATACGATATATGCGGAGTTCAACCGATGACAGGACCTACTGGTCTTATCTTCGCTATGAGATCCAAATATACATCACAAACTGGCGATGAAGCTTTGTTTAACGAAGCTGATACAGACCATGCTGCGAATGACGCTGCTGGAGATTTAAACACTCCAGGAACTGGTTTTGCTGCTACAAATCCTGCTGCCCTTAATGACTCACCTGCTGGTACATATAGTACTGGTGTTGGTATGTCAACAGCACAAGCTGAGGCACTTGGAGACGCTGCTGCAAACGCATTTGCTGAAATGGCTTTCTCAATCGATAAAGTAACCGTGACTGCTAAGTCCCGTGCTCTAAAAGCAGAGTACACTATGGAACTTGCTCAAGATTTAAAAGCAATCCATGGACTAGACGCAGAAACTGAACTTGCAAACATTTTATCTACTGAAATTCTTGCAGAAATTAACCGTGAAGTTGTTAGAACTATTTACTTAGTTGCTAACAAAGGTGCTGAAGTAAACACAACAACTGCTGGTGTGTTTGATTTAGATACTGACTCAAACGGTCGATGGTCTGTTGAGAAGTTCAAAGGATTAATGTTCCAACTCGAAAGAGACGCTAATGCGATTGGTCAAAAAACAAGAAGAGGAAAAGGTAATATTATCATCACAAGTGCTGATGTTGCTTCTGCTCTACAAATGGCTGGTATACTAGACTATACTCCGGCTCTTAACAACAATCTCGCTGTTGACGATACTGCAAATACTTTTGCTGGTGTTCTTAACGGAAGATTCAAAGTATATGTTGATCCATATGCTGCGAATGTATCTGCTAGTCAGTACTATGTTGTTGGTTATAAAGGTTCTTCACCTTATGACGCTGGATTATTCTATTGCCCATATGTTCCACTACAAATGGTGAGAGCAGTTGGTCAAGATACTTTCCAACCAAAAATTGGCTTTAAGACCAGATACGGAATGGTTCAAAATCCATTTGCTAACACTGCTGCTAACGGAACTATTGATGTGACGGCACCTGCTGCTGCTAATCAAAACTTCTATTACAGAAGAGTTAAAGTTGCTAACTTGATGTAATCTCGTTAGTTGCTTTTGCA